CGACGGCAAAACTGACGACGGCACCACCACGGGGCCGAAAAGCGCGGTTCCCGAGACAAACGTGGGGCCGCCCGCAAAGCCGTGGCCGACTGGCGCGGTTCCTGATGCGATGGACCCGTTCAAGTCCGATAACGTCGGCAAGCCCGCGCTGGCGTGGCCAGGTGAGGCCGGTGGCGGAACGGAAGGGGCGACGGCGGCGGCGTCGCACGGCGGCAGCGCTTACCTGGCGAAACAGCGCGCCGCGATTTTCGCCAAGATCGCCGCCGATCCGAGATTGCGCGCCGAGGTAGCCGCGACGCTCGGGCACGAGGGCTCAACGAAAGAACAGGCGCAAGCCACGTTGGAGTCCCTGGTCAATCGGATGGTCTACAAGGGGACCACCGATGTCCTGAAAGAATTGGATAGCGGTTTTTATGGTCCGCGCAATCGAACCGGGCGCAAGGGATTCGGTGCGCTCGGCGCTCCAAACAAAGGACTCCTGCAAGCGTATGATTGGGCCGCCGAGCGCGTGTCTGGTGGCAGCGATGTCATCGGCATGCGTACCGATCAGGGAACGTGGAACAAGGAGGTTTTTCAGGGCGTCAAAGGCGGCATCAACGTAGCAGGCGAAGGCTACGCCGATTGGGGAAACGCCGCTAGATCGAGAAGATGGCGCGAGCAGCAAGAGAGGGACAAAGCGGCATACGACGCCACGCATCCAGCGGGAGAGGAAACCGCCGCAGCGCCGCCCGCAGCAACGGCAAATATTCCGGGCTTGGCGACGACCGGCATAACGATTCCTGGCACATCAGGCCCCGCTAGCTCGGACCCGAACGCGCCGCCGCAGGGAAGGAATGTGTTTCAACGTCGCGGTGTTGATCCGAACAGATTCAAAACACAACGAATCGCAACGGCCTATGGACCGATTGACGTGCCGCCCGAAGCGGCGGGAGACATCAAGGCTTTTTGGGACGACGTAAAGAAGCTCGGCGCGCCGATCAAAAAGCTCGGCAGCAAGAACATCAGGAAAATGCGCCGTGGCTCGGCCTGGTCATCGCATTCGTATGGTGCTGCACAGGACATAGATGACGCCGCCGAGTTATCACCGGCGATGAAAAAATGGATTCAGGATCACCCGGACGAATGGGCGAAAGTGCTGCGCGATCACAACATGTCGCAACCCTATCCGAGTTGGGATGCGCCGCACATCGAATGGACTGGTCCGAAAAAAGGTGATCCGAGTGGGGTGCAAGATCCGGCGCACGGGCCGGTTCAAATTCCGAATTTGCCGTTCGGCGTGCCTGGTGCACCGAGCGCGTTTGATGACCGTACCTCGCGCAAGACGATAGACACGCAGCAAGGCAAGGAGATCACGCAGAAGATTTCCGGCGAGGGAAAAGTTGATGTGAATTTCAAAGGCGGCTACGGCGGCGGCGACACTACGTCATCAACAAAACTACTCAAGCCCGAGCCGGTCGAGCGTCAATCACAGATGGTTCCCGCCCGCGAAGGCCCGGTTGAGGAAACAGTGTCAGGTGTCGGGCACAACTAATGGCAACGGAATTTGAGGAATTAAAAATCACGATCTCGCTGACCGATCAGGCATCGGGTCAGATGGGGCAATTGCTTAACAGGATGGGGGAGCTTGGGCAGGGGCAAGGCCAAGCGGCGGTACGCGGCTTCAAGGAACTGGCGACACACGCCAAGGTAACAGGCGAGCACGCGAAGAGTCTGACGACGTTGTTTACTGAGTTGGGCGCGTTGCTCCCGCCTCAGATCAAGGCGATGATCGCCATCGGCGGATATGTCGGATCAATCACTGGCGGACTCATTGCTAAGGCGCACGAATTAAAACAGTGGTCCGATAGCATCGTGCAGATGGCGAACGCGGCGCGCCAGATTGGCATCAGCTACGGGGAGTTTCGCGGTGCAGCCGAGCACATGGAGCAATTCGGCATCAGCACATCGCAAGCCGCGAGCACGATGCAGGGCGTGAGCAACGCGATCTCTGACATGCTGCGGCCCGCGAGCCGACTACGCCAAGACTTGTTGGGCAATGCCAAAATCAATTTCGATGCGATGGCGGATTTCATCGATCAATTGACCAAGGCAACATCAACAACGGAACGGCTCAACCTGATCCGCGAAGCTGGCGAGAATGTTTTCCAGAACGCGCTACGTGAAACCGGATCAGAGATAGAAGCGCGCAATCGGCAATTGCAATTCTATCAGAAGCTCGGCGCGGACCCGTCGCTGGTTAATGTCAGCAAGAAATTCGAAGTCGTGAGCGAGGAGCAACAGCGGCGTTGGAACGACATGGCCGCACACGCGACGGTCTACACCGCGCAGATGACTCGGATCTCATCGGATTGGGTTCAAATCGGCGAAGTGTTCAAGGACGAATGGCTGCGGCCTGGTAGTCCGTTTATGGTGATGGTCGAAATGGCCGAGGTTGCCACCAGGGCGATCTTGAACACCGTTCTAGCAATCGACAAAATCATAAGCCGTTGGGTGACGGTCCCCGGTTGGATGAAGGATCTCGGAAACCAGCCGACCGATGTTATGCCTGGCGAATATCCGATGGAGCCGTTGCCGAAGATTCTGCCAGAGGAGATAGAAAAGTCATTTCGATCACCGGAGCGATTAGGTGAGCCGCCGCCGTACACCGTACCTGGCGGCCCAACATTTTCGGGCAAGGCACAGTTTTTCGCTGGCAGCGGCGGCGACGAAGGTGAGAACCACGCCAAGCTCATTGCTGATAACACCGAGCTACTAAAACAACTCAACGACCGTTTCGATGTGTTGTTAGGCAAAGGCAGGCCAGTCGTTGCGCAAGCGTTTGCCAAGGGTGGCAGGGTCACGCAGCCGACAACCGCTCTAGTAGGTGAGGCGGGAGAACCCGAGGTCATCGTCGGCGGCGGAAAACGAACCGTTGTCAGCAAGCCGACGCTCACGACGCTCGGGAAGGATTATCCCGAAGCCGTCATGCCGCTGCGCGATTACGCGGCTCTGCACAAAAAGTTGTCGATCAGCGGCGACACCATGAAAGTCGGCGAGTCGCGCACCGGGCGCGCGAGCTTCTACGGAAATTTCCAGGGGCAATATCCTTGGATTGATAAGGGCGACATGGACAAGCAGGGCCGCCCGCTTCCCGGCTACAGCGGCACACCGTTGAATGTTCCCGGCATTGCGTTGCCGAGCGCGATCACGGCGGGGCGTCCTGACAAGCAAGAGGGCGCATGGTTCGCGGTGAAAGGACCGGACGGCAAAACGTATTACGCGCAACAAGTTGATGTTGGTCCTGGCAAACGCACTGGACGAGAGATCGATATCAACGCGGCGCTCGCCGAGCGCATGGGCTACGTGCCTGATGAAGTGAAGGGCGGAAAGCATTTTCCAACCGATGCGCAATTCACGTGGGACCGCGTAGATCCCGAGGAAGCGGTGTGGATGGGGCACCCGTTCGACTCTGATGGCGGCGGCGGCGGCGGCGGCAGCGGCGGCGAAACTCAGGTGGCGGACAATCGATCAGTAATTGATCGATCGATGGGGCAACAGCAAAACCCGAATCTACAAGCCGACACGTCGTTGTCGGTCAATTTCAAAAACGCGCCGGTTGGAATGCGAACCGAAGCGAGCGGCACCGGAGCACTGAAAGATAATATTTCGGTCAGCCGCGAAACGACGTTGAAGCAAAACGAATCCGCAGGAATGTAATGGCAGATCCCCCAACCATTGCGCCGCCACCAGCGACCGGGCCGGACCCGCGCGTATCTGGCAAGCTCGGCAGCATTCTCGACATCAAGAATCCGTGGCGCAATTCGTTCGTGCCAGCGTCGTTTCGCAATGCGCAATTCTACTGCCAAACGAACGCCCGCGAAGGCGGCAGACGCAACGTCGAACATGAATTTCCCAAGCGCGACATGCCCTACGGCGAGGACATGGGCCGCAAGGCGGTTGAGTTTTCGGTGCGCGGCTATTGCATCAGCTATCCGGTGACCAACACGATCTTGCAGAACAGAGACTATCGGCTGGCGCGCGACGCGTTGCTCGCGGTGTTGGAGGACAACGCACCCGGCTTGCTGATCTTGCCGTTTGCAAAAACAGCGATGTGGGTGATTTGCTCGCGCTACCGATTGACCGAGGAGGATCGACTCGGCGGCTACTGCACGTTCGATATGTCGTTCGCCGAAAAGGGATTGCCGCCCGTTCAAGTCGATCAGAACACGCTGGCGCAAGTGCTGATCAACGCGCAAATCGCGCTCGATAGCGCCGCCAACAAGCTCAACGGATTCGGCGAGCCTGGTGCGTGGAATCCGTCCAACCAAGACATGCAGGATATCGTCGGCGGCATTGGCTCGGGGCAATAATGGAAAAGCCTGACGCAGTAGAAGCCGCGCCCATCGTGGTCCGCGCGTTGAAGCAACTCGCTGGCACGATCTCCGCGAAGGGGCGTGAAGGGTCCGACGCGCGCACGGCTATCGGCGACGCGATTGCGTTTGCCTATCCGTTGCTCCGCGACGATCAGCTAGGCGAACCGCTCAAACAATGTTTCGAGCTTGCGCGGCTGGCCGGGGCGACGCTGTACGAAATGGAAGCTATTCGCCGATCCGTTAGCCGCGAGACTCCCAAGACAGTCGGCGGGTTCGTGACTGCGGATGTGTTGATGATCCTTTGCTTGGCCGAGGAATCTATCATCGTTGCCAACATGGTTTTCGCCAGTCGGCAGGAGGTTGATTACGTCAAGCAGAACATGGTCGAGCCGTTCGCGGAAGCGGAGGAGATCGCCGCCGACACGATGGATCAGGCTGGCTATCAAATACTGATCACGCTGCACGCGTCGGTGACGAACCATCTGGTCGTGACGGCGCGACCGCTACCGCGCTTGCTCAATTTCCAATTTTTCGAACCGCTCCCGTCGCTGGTGATCGCCTACAAGCTCTATGACGACGCCAGCCGCGCCGATGAGGTACGCGCGGAAAACCGAATCGTGCATCCCGCATTTTGCCCGGTGCAAGGGCAAGCACTGTCAGCATGATCGATGGCATACAATCCCGACGAAATCGCCAAGCTGATCGTTGGCGGCGGCGAATTCACCGACTGGCAAACTGTGTGGGTGCAACATCGTTGGGCCGACGCGTTCTCACTGTTTCGCTTCACGGCGGCGGAACGCGGGCCGCCAGATAATTGGCAGCTACTACAATTCAAGCCGTGCGATCCATGCACGATCACGCTCGCAGGGAAGCAAGCGATCAAGGGCCACATCCTGACGCGGCAGACCGCTTACGATAAGAGCAACCACGTCGTCCAATTGTCGGGCAAGAGCCTGACCACCTGGGCGGCTAAGTCGAGCGCTTACACCAAGAGCGGAAATTTCGACGGCATGAATTTCGTGCAAGTCGCTAAGAAACTGTTTGAAGGATATCCAAACGGAGTCGAGGTAGTCGGCACGCCAGATCCCACGCCGTTCGATAAGTTGCAGATCGATGCTGGCAAAAAGATATGGGATGTTCTGGAAAACCTGGCGCGTCCGCGCGGCATCGTCATGGGCTCCGATCAGTTTGGGAATTTCCTGATCATCGGGCCGCACACAAAGCCGGTGAACGGGCAACTCACCGAAGGCGTCAACATCAAGTCGATGCAATGCACGATCTCGGTTGACGAAAACTACACCGAGTATCGCACGCAGGGTCAGTCGGGCGGGAACGATCAGCATCACGGCAAGGATGCCAGCCAACAGCAAGGCGTAGCGGGAGGCACCGGTTGCGCGAGATCCGTTCTGATCGTCATGAACGAACAGCCGGTCAAGACGCCAGCGGAAATGCAGGCGCGGGCGCACAACGAAGCGGTGTGGCATGAAGGCTATACGATCACCGCGTCGGTCGTTGTGCAGGGATGGGTCAGATGGGGCGACGGTTCCGACATCTGGCGCGTCGGCGATAACGTCATCGTGGAGTCGCCGATGGCGATGCTCAACGGCGTCGCGATGAAAATCCAGAACGCCACCTTCACGCAGGATGACCGCAACGGCACGCAGACCACGCTCGATTTAGTGCTCCCGTGGTTGCTCAAGGACAATCTGAATCTCAACGTCGGCAAGCCTGGTATCCCGAAAGAGCCAGCAAAAGAAGCGCCGCCACCGAACCAGCAACTAAAGCCGACCGACACCGGCAACAATCCGACTGCACCAACTACGCCGCCACCAACAACGCCGCCAGTCGTCATCCCGCCGTTTGATATTCCACCTGGCGGCGCGTGAGAAGCAAAGCAATGCACCGAGCTACACCATCAAACACATCGCATCGTTCCTACAACGCGGGCGGCTCGCGCGCGACCATCGACAAGATCGATGACTCGCAGTTGATGCAGGCGTGCAGCGCGGACATGGGCGTGAACGAGTCCAGGGGCGACATCGAGGCCGCGCAAAACTACGGCTTCACGTCGCACAACATGCCAGCCGATAGGGATGAGCAAGGCAACATCACCGATAGCTCGGAAAGCTGGATGTCGTTCAACGGCGGCAGTCGCAGCGCACCGTCGTCGGGTCCGATTGATGACCGCAGGCACCGGCTCAAAGGGTTGTCGCCTGGTGACGTTGCGATGTTCCGCACCAATGCTGACGACACGCAAATGCACCTGACCGGCGACGGCATGTATCACTCCGCGCCCGAGGGCAGGACCGTGCGGATGCAACTCGTGCCGCCAGGATCAGGCAAGGCATCACCGCCGCAACAGCAAGGACAACAGCCGCAGGCTGGCACGCAAGCGGCGAACGGCGGCGGCGGGAGCGGCGGCGGTACGGGCCAGCAGCAAGGTCAGAGCAAGGCGACCGGTCAGAAAGCCGTCAAGGACGCTGGCAAGGATTCTAAGTATCACATGACGCTTACTAAGGATGCCGCGCTAATTGCGAGCAAAATGGTCAAGTCGTTGTTGGAGGACAAAAAGACCTATCACCACGTCACCGACAACAAGGACTACTGCGGCGGCGAAGCTGGCAAGGATCAGTTTTCCAAAGTGCTGACGCTCGCCGGACCAGCCATCAACGTCTACGGAAGAATCGGGTGACGCGTGGCCTCGCAAGCACCAGACATCAGGCTTGTTCAAAATCTCACGTTCCCGAAATATTCGGTCACGCTCGATTGGAACTTGCTCAACGATGGCACGCTCGATGATCGCTATGCGCTGGCGACTGCGGTGTGCATCGCGCTCGGCACCAACGCGCTCGCGGATCGCGATGACATCCTTCCCGATCCCGATTCAACCGACCGTCAAGGTTGGTGGGGAAATATAGATGCGCAGGAAATTTGGGGCGGGTGGGATATCGGATCGAAGCTGTGGTTGCTGCGGAGATCCAAGATCGAGGACGTGAATGCGCAGCGCGGCTCCACGCTAACGCGGGTCATCAACTACATTTCGCTCGCGATCCAGCCGTTCGTTGACGCGCGTATCTGCACCAATTTTTTTGTCGAGGCCACGCGCAACGATCCGCAGCAAATCGATGCACTGATCAGAATGTTTCGCGGCCCGCTACCTGAGATCGAGCTTCGCTATTCGATTCTGTGGGAAGGGATTAAACCGTAATGCCGTGGGCAACCCCGACTCTTAAAAACGTCCGCATCATGACGCGCGATGGCGTGCGCGCGATCACGTTCCAGGCGGGCCTCCTCGCGCGCGAAGTCGACGCCGTGCTGCTGGCGCTGGTGCAGGTGACGGGTCCGGCGGCCGGCGGCGAGGACGACCTCGTGACCCTGTTGTGGCAATCGGGTCTCGAGCACGTCGACGTCGACTTCGTTCCGGCCGAGGGGGAGGTCACGCCCGGCGCCGACGCGCCTGAGGGCGAGCTCGTCATGTGGCCGACGGGCTCCACGGAGGCCGACCCCGTGCCGGCGCCGGATGCTCAGGCCGAGCCGTCGACGGATCCGAAGCTGATGTCGGCCCCGGAGAGCGATCGCGTAGCGCTCGGCGACGCGGACGGACGCTCGGACGACTGGAGCGTGGGCGAGGCCACCGCCGACTTCGAGGCCGGCTTCGACGCGCTCGAGTCGGTGGCGGAGCTCGAGGTGCAGCGCTTCCACCGCGAGCACGCGTCGGAGCGCGAGGTGCCGCTCGTCGCGATGGCGATGGCGGTCGCGCGCGCCTATCTCGCCGCGGAATCGCTGCCGGAGGATCTTCCCGAGCTACAGCGCTTCGTGCCACGCCTGCTGCGTCTCTCGCTCATGGAAGGGCGGTGGGCCGAGGCGACGGACGCGCTGTCGCTGCTCGCCGACTACGGTGGCGACGAGTGGTCACCCGACTCGCTCGCGCAGGAGCTGCAGCAGCCGATCGCGATCGTCGAGCTCAAGAGCCATCTCGAGGTCCAGGACGCCGAGAACACCGCCGAGTTCATCCGCTTCGCCAACGCGCTCGGCGACTGGTCGGTCGACGTGCTGTGCCAGGTGATGGCGGAGCTCGAGGCGCCGCGCCATCCGCGCCTGTTCATCGATGCGATCGTCGAGGCCGCGCGCGAAGCGCCCGAGCGGTTGGCGCCGTG